TATCGTCTGAGGCATCGGCGGCACCTGGTCGATGGTATACCGAGCGCACCGAGTATTTACGGGGCATCATGGATGCGGCCAGTGATCCATCGGTGAATGAAATCGTTGTTCAAGCGGGGGCGCAACTCGGGAAAACCGAGGTTTTGCTAAATGTGATCGGCTTTCACATTGCAAACGACCCCGCGCCGATCTTGGTTGTTCAGCCAACCGGTCACAAAGGCATGGCCGAAACCTTTTCGAAAGATCGTCTCGCGCCGATGTTGCGCGATACACCTTGCCTAAAAGGGAAAGTGAAAGACCCTCGATCGAGAGACAGCGGCAACACAACTTTGCAAAAGAATTTTCCTGGCGGTCGGATTTCGATGATCGGCGCGAACTCACCGGCGCAACTTGCCTCGAGGCCGATCCGAATTGTTTTGCTCGATGAAACCGATCGATTTCCGGCATCATCCGGAAGCGAGGGCGATCCGATCGAATTGGCTCGCAAACGATCCGCGACATTTTGGAACCGCAAGATTTTGATGGTATCGACGCCAACCAACAAAGGCTCATCGATCATCGAGGAAAGATATTTGCAAAGCGATCAGCGGCGGTTCTTTGCTCGATGCCCTCATTGCGATGAGGCTCAAATCTTAGAATGGCGAAACGTGCAATGGCAAAAAGATCGACCGGAAACCGCCGGTTATGTTTGCGATGGTTGCGGGGTTTTTTGGTCGGATGCGGAGAAAAACAAAGCCGTTCGGAATGGCTATTGGGAAGCGAGCCAAAATTTTCATGGCATTGCCGGTTTTCAGATTTCCGGAATCTATTCGCCTTGGATTTCGCTCGAGGATGCGGTTCGAGATTTCTTGAAGGCTAAGAAATTGCCGGAAATGCTCAAGGTTTGGACAAACACATATCTCGGCGAAACCTTTGAGATACAAGGCGATGGCATCGATGAGGATGACATTCCTGGCAAGGATTCATTCGATAAAGAGTTTTTGCCGGATGAATGCGTTCTAATCACCGCCGGAATCGATACACAAGACGATCGTCTTGAAATTGAAATTGTCGGATGGGGCCGAGATCAAGAAAGTTGGTCGCTAGATTATCGGACAATTTACGGCGACCCATCCTCGCCTCAAGTTTGGGGCCAACTCGATGCGGTTTTGTCGGAAACGTGGGATCATCCTCGAGGGATTGAGATGCCTATTCGGTGCGCGTGTATTGACTCGGGGGGGCATCACACAAACGCGGTTTATGTTTTTGTGAAGCCTCGAGAGGGGCGAAGAATCTTTGCGATCAAGGGTGTCGGGGGCGAGGGGAAGCCACAGGTAGGAAAACCCTCGAAAAACAATCGGCAATCTGTTAGACTGTTTCCAGTGGGTGTTGATGGGATCAAGGAATTGGTTTATTCGAGATTGAAAATTCGAGAGCCAGGGCCAGGATATTGTCACTTTCCCGAGGGGCGGGGTGATGAATACTTTTTGCAGCTAACAGCGGAAAAGATGGTCACTCGGTTCAAAAAAGGTTATAAGAGGCGGGAATGGGTGCAAACCCGACCCCGAAATGAGGCTCTTGATTGTCGCGTTTATGCGATTGCGGCGTTGGCGATCATGAATCTAAATTTGAATAGTTTGGCAAATCGTTTCGCAAAGGCGGCACAAAGTGAGGATGATGAGCCAGAAATAAAAGCCGAGGTCGCGGAAAAGGTGTCGCGGCCATCACAAAGACCGATGAGGCGTCCAGGCAGCGGCAACTTTGTGAACTCTTGGAGATGATATAAATGGCGAATTTATTCGATGCCGCAAATGCCCCAACAACTGAGCCGCTCGAAATTGTTGTTGGTGATTTCATTCAATGGAAAAGAACCGATCTCGGGGTCGATTATCCAAACAATCTTTACACCGCGACATATATCGCGCGAATAACCGGCGGCGGATCGAGCGAAATCCAACTTGTCGGAACCGCATCCGGCGATGATTATTTATTCACTGCGGATTCGGCAACCTCGGCGGCATTCAACGCGGGTTATTATCATTGGCAACTCGAGATTCTTAGGAACTCGGATTCCGAGCGAGTGGTGGTCGATCGAGGCACGTTCGAGGCGATTGTTGATCTTGATGTCAACAATGTTGATCCGAGAACCCATGCCGAAATCATGGTTGATAAAATCGAGTCGCTTTTGCAAAATCGCGCCGATGCCGATGTTTCGAATTATTCAATCAATGGCCGCTCTTTGGTGAAATTGTCGATCGATGATCTTTTGAAATGGCGAGATTATTATCGAAATGAATTGACGATGGAAAAGCGAAAAGAGCGGGTGCGTCGAGGCAAATCGACCGGCGCGACGATCAAGGCGAGGTTTTAAAAGATGGGTGTTTTTGATTTCCTAAAAAGAGATGCAAAGCCGGTCAAACGGCGCTCATTTAAAGCCGCTCAAACCGGTCGTTTATTCTCTGATTTTGTGGCATCGACAAAATCCGCCGACGCGGAAATTCGACCGGCTTTAAAATCAATTCGCCATCGATGCCGCGATCTTGCAAGAAATGATGAATATGCGCGGCGGTTTTTGACATTGATCAAAACGAATGTGGTCGGTGATAAAGGCGTCAATTTGCAAGTGAAGGCAAAGAATGCTGATGGCACGTTTGATTCGCCAGGCAATGCAATCATCGAGAACGCATTCAAGGCGTGGACTCGAAAAGGCGTTTGCACTGTTGATGGTCGGTTTTCTTGGAAAGACGCGCAACGTTTTGCGGCGGAAGCATTGGCGAGAGATGGCGAATTGTTGGTTCGTTTGGTGACATATCCAGGAAATCAATTCAATTTTGCGATCGAGTTTCTCGAGGTTGATTTACTCGATGAAGATCAGAATGAAGATTTGCCGAATGGCAACAAGATCCGAATGGGCATCGAGATCGATCAATTCCATCGGCCAGTCGCTTATCATCTCTTGGCCTCTCATCCTGGAGATGCGGAATATGCGACAACTTTAGCGAAAAAGAGGACTCGGATTCCGGCGGAAAAAATGCTTCACATTTATGCACCGGATCGAGCGCAGCAAACGCGCGGGGTGCCTTGGATGGCGGCGGCGGTTGCACCTCTCAAGCAACTCAACGGCATGAGAGAGGCGGTTTTAGTGGCCGAGAGGGTTTCGGCCTCTAAAATGGGTTTCTTTACCACACCCACCGGCGATGAGTTCGTCGGCGATGATATAGAAAATACCTACACGCCAATAATTGAGGCCGATCCAGGAACGTTTCACCAACTCGGGCCAGGACAAGATTTCAAGACGTTTGATCCATCAACCGGATCGAATAACTTTGCCGATTTTGAAAAGGCGGTTTTGCGGGGCATCGCCTCGGCATTGGGTGTTTCTTATGCCTCGATTTCGAATGATTTGACGCAAACCTCTTATTCCTCGATCCGCCAAGGCGCTCTCGAGGATCGTGATTTCTACAAAGTTTTGCATGATTTTATGATCGAGCATTTCGTTCAACCGATCTTTCGGGCTTGGTTGATGGCCGCAATGGACAATGGCGCGATCCCAATTCCGCCAGTTCGGTTTGATAAATTCGCCGACAATGTTGAATTTAGAGCGCGGGGTTTTGCTTGGGTTGATCCTCAACGTGAAATGAATGCGGCGGTGATTGGCTTAAATTCCGGCATTCTATCGATGCAAGATGTTGCGAACCAATATGGCCGAGACATTGAGGATGTGATGGATCAAATCGTTCTCGAGAAACAAATGGCGAGCGAGCGCGATATTGATCTCGCATTCCAACCGTTCGGCGGCGGTCAATCTGGATATGGGCCGATGAAATTCACGGCTCAACCGATCGAGGATGAGGAACCCACCGATGGCAACTGATTTCCCGAAAAAAGGCGATGATCTTAAAATTTCTTTGAGAAACTCGAATTATCCTCAATTCGACAGGGATTTCGCCGAGAACATCAAAGAATTTAACCCCGACATATGGGGAGCCGGTGGAAATATTCGCGGCAATGAGGCTTTCACCCTATGGGGCCGAGCGCGTGATGGTTCCGAAACCGAGGGCGTTTTGAGTTGGATCAAAGAGCGAGAGGCATGGGCGGCGCGACATTTTGGCGATGGTGAACAATTCGCCGATGGTGATCTCGAGCCAAACCTCTCGAATGTTGGCGGGGTTGTTGCCCAAATAAAATGGGGCGTGATCGGCAACCTCGGTGAACAGGGGATGAAAGATGTGATCCTCGAGTTGACGAAAAAGCTCGAGGGCAAGAAAGATCGGGCGATCGAGGATTTGACAGACACGGCGCGGAAAAGCCTCGAGAATAAAGTTTCGGAACACAATGAGGAATATGGTGATGATCCAACCAAGCGAGCAACGCTTGGAATGTTGGCCGAATCCTTTTTAAGAGGTATCGGCGCATACAAGACAAATCCAGGCTCGGTTCGGCCTGGTGTGGCATCACCGGAGCAATGGGCTTTTGCCAGAGTCAATTCTCTGCTATTCTGTTTGCGAAACGGAAGATTTCAAGGCGGCAAGCACGACACCGATCTTTTGCCGGAAGGACATCCGGAATCAACGAAGGATCAAGATGAGGAAAGAGAAATGGATGATCAGCGTCATATAAAAGGCATCACCGAAACTGATGAATCAATTTTCGTTGAGTTCGGCAAATCAACTGAAACTGAGGTCGAGGCCGATGTCGAGGTTGATGTTGAAAACGGATACAAACCCGATGATGAGGAACGCAAGGCACCGGCAGAATTGGAGACTCGAAAGTTTTCAACTCGAATGGATGCAGAAATGGATTCTGAGGATGATCGCAGAGTTTCCATTTCAATTTCAAGTGAGGCACGGGTCGATCGCTCATTCGGCGTCGAAATCCTAGATCACAACGATCGATCAATCGATCTTTCATTCTTAAACTCGGGCAACGCACCATTGTTGCTCGATCACGATCCCGAGCGTCAAATCGGGGTTATTGAATCTGTAAATCTCGATTCCTCGGCGCGGCGTCTCCGCGCGACGGTTCGGTTCAGCAAGGGCCAACTTGGTTCCGAGGTTTACGATGACGTTCGAAGTGGTATTCGGAACAATGTTTCAATCGGGTATCAAATCGGGCGAATGGAGCGTGACGAAAAAGCGGAAGGTGGGAACACTTATCGCGTTCGTTCGTGGAAACCTTTCGAGGCAAGCATTGTTTCAATTCCGGCGGATGACTCTGTTGGCACGAATCGCAATGCTGAAATCGAGCAAACCCCAACCCCTATTCCGGCAAAAGCCGAAAGAAAGGAACCAACCATGTCCGAACAAGACATTCAAGCGGTTGAGGCGAACGTTCGCGCAGAATACGCCAAGACTGTAAATGAAATCCTAGAATTAGGTGCATCTAAAAACAAACGTGATCTTGCCGATCAAGCCATCAAAAACGGCTTATCAGTTGAGCAATTTCGCGGAATGTTGGCAGTTGCAGCGGCAGACCAACCTTTGACCACCGCCGACGAAATCGGCATGGAAACCAAAGAGGTTCGTCGTTTCTCACTCATCAACGCAATCCGCGCGATGGCAAATCCGACAGACATCAACGCGCAACGCGCAGCACAATTTGAGTTTGAGGCTTCAGCCGAGGCACAACGCAAATTGGGTCGCGAAACACGCGGCTTGATGATTCCTGGCGATGTTTTGCGTCAATGGAACCAACGTGACATCAACACAAGCGACGATTCGGCATTGATTGCCGAGGATTTACGCACTGGTGATTTCATCGACGTTCTACGCAATGCGTCAAGCGTGATGGCAGCGGGTGCGCGTATGTTGTCCGGTCTTCAAGGTGATGTTGTTATTCCTAAGAAAACAGCCGCATCAACTGCAAACTGGATTGCCACCGAGGGCTCGGCAGCGACAGAAAGCGAGCCTACACTTGGTTCGGTTACAATGTCGATGAAAACCGTTGGCGCAACAACAGATGTCACGCGCAACATGATGCACCAATCGTCAATGGACATCGAGACATTGATCCGCGATGACCTAACACAGTCAATCGCTTCTGCGATCGATCTCGGCGCATTGGCGGGTTCTGGTTCCTCTGGTCAGCCAACAGGCATCAAGAACACATCTGGCATCAATGCACCAACCAACTTTGCAGCGGCGAACCCAACTTTCGCCGAGGTTGTAGCGATGGAAACAGCGGTTGCGGAAGATAACGCACTCGCCGGTTCTTTGGCTTATATCTTGCCCGCGGGCATGTATGGCGCATTGAAAACAACAGCGGTTGACAGCGGCTCGGGTCGTTTCGTTGCTGATGGTGGTTTGATGAATGGTTACAATGCGATCGTATCCAATCAGGCAACAGCCGGTGATCTTTATTTTGGCGATTTCAGCCAACTATTGATCGGCATGTATGGTGGCCTCGAGTTGATCGTTGATCCATACTCATCAAGCAAATCCGGCGGCGTTTCGATCACTGCATTGCAATCTTGCGATGTTGCGGTTCGTCATGCGGTTGCATTCGCCTTCAACAATGATGGTTGATAAATAAAACACAGAGAGGGGCGGCAACGCCTCTCTCGATTTATTGAGGAAATCAAATGCCATATTTAGTTTTGAAATCATGTTTTGCCGGTGGGGTTCGTAGAAGCGCGGGGGATGTCATTGATCTTGCCGCATCCGAAGCATCGGCATTGAAATCGATCGGTCGCGTTTCCGAGGTGGAAAAAAAAATTGAGCCTAAAACGGATCGGTCAGTGGGTTTGGCGAAATCATCAACGCCTAAACCAAAGACTCGCGCGAAAGCCAAGAAATAGGAATTGATTGATGGCGGTTGAATCGGCAGACGATCGAGCGATTTTTGTGGGCATTGATGATTTCGGTGTCGCGGCAACTTATACGCCAAATGGCGGATCGGCCTCAACCGTCAACGGCATTTTCGACAATGACATCGTTGAGGTTGACGCGGGTGGCAACATTCCGATGGCCGTTCGACAACCCCGATTTTTATGCCGCACAAGTGACGTTTCGAACGCCGTGGACGGTGACGCCTTGAATGTTAATTCCACCGCCTACACGATCCGCGTAGTGGATCACGATGGCACCGGAATGACGGTTCTCGCATTGGAGAAAAACTAGATGGCGCACGTTCGCAAATCCATTCGAGACAATATCGAGACAACTCTCACCGGCCTCACAACCACCGGCACGAATGTTTTCGCATCGAGGGTTTATCCAATACAAAGCGCCAGGATGCCTGGTCTTTGTGTCTACACCTCGAGCGAAACGATTGAGGCTCAAACGATTAAGCCGCCGAGAGGTCTTATTCGCTCGCTCGAGGTGTCAGTTGAGGTTTATGTTGAAAGCGCAACGGCGGATGATATTTTGGACGCGAGCGCGGCGGAAATCGAGGCGGCAATGGCAACCGATCGAACTCGGGGCGGATATTCTAAAGATACTCGCCTCATTTCGTTCGAGGCCGATTTTGCGGGTGAAGGCGAGAAACCTGTTGTTGTGGGTCGATTTATTTTCGAAATACTGTATTCTACAACGGAAGCCGATGCAGAAACGGTCTATTAAGGAAAGGGCGTAAAAATGGCAAAGAGAATGGAAGTTTATCCACCGAGCGGCGGAGAGCCGATCGAGATAAACGCAGAAGATTTAGCCTCGTTTGAGGCTAAAGGATGGAAGGCATCACCCTCATCCAAATCGAAGGCGGTGAAAGCCGCAAAACCCAAAACCCTTGAAAGTGAGGATTAAAAAATGGCTACATTTAGCGGTAGTGATGGGGTGATCTTGGTCGGAACTGACCAGGTTGCCGAAGTAAGATCGTTTTCCATCGACGAATCCATGGACACCCTAGAAGACACGAGCATGGGTGATCAGAATCGCAGCTACAAAGCATCTTTAAAATCGTTCAGTGGTTCGGCGGATGTTTTCTTTGATGACACCGACACAAGCGGCCAAGGCGCGTTGACGGTTGGCACAAGCGCGACTCTGAACATTCAGATGGAAGGCAACACATCCGGCGATCATAAAATGAGCGGAACGGTTTTGGTCACTGGCCGGACAATCACCGCATCATTCGATGGCTTGGTTGAGGCATCAATCACATTCCAAGGCACCGGAGCGTTGACCGAGTCAACAGTTTCATAAGGGAAAAGAATTATGGCGGCTAATTCAAAATCAAATGGGATGAGCGTGATCGATCGCGCAAAGGCTCATTATCAAAATCAACCGGTCAAAGAGATTGTTGTTCCGGAATGGGCGGATGAGGATGGAAATCCTTTTGTTTTCTATTCTCAACCGTTTACTTTGCAAGACCAAGGCAAGTTGCAATTCGCGGTGAAAAATCAATCCGAAGCGGATGCACTTGCCGAGGTTCTTGTGATCAAGGCTCTCGATGCCGAGGGCAATAAAGTTTTCCAAATCGGAGACAAATCATCTTTGAGAAATGGCGTTGATGCTCAAGTTCTTGCGCGGATCGCAAATCAAATCATGGGGTCGATGGCCGAGGATTTGGAAAAAAACTAAGAAAGAGCGAGGAACGCCAATTCAAGTTTTTTCTCGCTGAAAAGTTGGGCAAGACGGTTGAACAAATTGAAACCGAAATGTCTGTTGATGAGTTTATTGAATGGTCGGTTTATGTGCAAATTCAATCCGATCGACAAAAACAGGCGATGAAAAAGAATGGCAACTCAAAGGCTCGAAACCCGATTAACCGCTAGAGATGAAACGCAACGCGCGTTTCGAACTCTTAAATCAAATCTAAACACGGTCAACACGGCTTTCGTAAATGTTGCGAAAGTCGCGGGGGCATTGGGCGCAGTTTTCGCCGGTGTGTTCATTCGTGATTTGGTTGAGGTCAACAAACAGTTTCAAAGCCTCAAGGCCTCGCTCGTTACTTTCACCGGATCGGTTGAAAATGCCGACACCGCATTCAAGATTTTGCAAGATTTTGCAAAACAAACACCATTCTCATTGCAAGAGGTTGTCGGCTCTTTCAATATTTTGGTGGCTCAAGGCATCAAACCAACCGAGGCTCAACTCGGATCGTTCGCGGATATTGCGGGTGGAACATCCAAATCAATCATGCAATTCGCCGAGGCGGTGGCGGATGCCTCGGTTGGCGAGTTCGAGCGGCTCAAAGAGTTCGGAATCAAGGCATCGAAAGAGGGCGATAAAATCACCCTCAAAATGGGCGACATCACAAAGGTTGTGGACAATGACTCGGCGGCAATCGTCCAGGCGTTGACCGAAATTTCCGATGTTGCGTTTGCAGGGGGTGCAGCGCGGCAAGCGGCCACCCTCGGCGGTGCAATCACCAATTTGCGAGATAATGTTGATTCGTTCATGTTTGCGATCGGTGAATCCGGATTTGGCGCGGCTTTGGCGAGTTCGATCCGAAAGTTGAGTGATTTCATCGATGGCAATGATGCCCTCGCGGAAATGATTTCGGATAAAATGACAAAGGGTCTTTTGGTCTTTGTTGGCGCTCTTGATTTGGTTTTCTTAAACCTCGAGGAAATCGGAAATATTCTCGACATTGTTTTCGGGGTTTTGGTGATCAAAAAGATTCTCGCGGTCGGGAATCAAATTGTTAAATTTACTCGAGCGATTGTCACCTCTCAAATCGCATTGACCGCGATCAAGATCATCACAAAAAATTGGATGGTTGCCCTCGGAACATTGGGAGCCGGTATAGGTGCGGCGGCTCTTGCCACCGATGATTTGAAAGACAAGGTTTCCGAGCAACTTGCCGAATTTGTTGAAACCCTCAAAATCACCAACTTGGTTGAGGGCGCGATGAATGCTCTCGGCCTCGAGTTTATCGACGTTGAAAAACAGGTTGAGCAATTCAAAAAAGAATCGGGGAATATGAATGCCGAGGTGGTTCGCAGCGATGCAACCTTGGCCGATCTTATTCCCACCATCGAGGGCGTTTCCGATAAGCTAGACGAAAGCACGATCTCAACATCGGATTTCCAATCGGCTCTTGATTCGATGAAAAGTCGGCTTTCACCGGTTTCAGCCGCGATCACCGATTTGAAAGACGAAAAAGCCGCGTTGAATGCGATGGTTGATGCGGGTGTCATTTCGGTTGGTGAAATGGATGGCGCGTTGAATGCGTTGGCTCGAGAGGCTCTTGGCCTCGATACAACCACCGATGATTTGGCAACTCGACAGAAAATCGCCAATGATGCTTTTGCTGCCGGTATTATCGAGGGTGATGAATACAAAGAAATTCTCAGCGGCATCAAAAGCGAAATGATCGACTACAACGCGGAGAATGAAAAAACATTCGGCGCGGGTGCGATCAAAGGCGTCAAAGATTATTATGAGGCGATTTCCGACAATGCCGCGAATATGCAAGATTTGGTTGGTCAATCGTTCAGTTCACTCGAGGGAACGCTTTCCGATTTCTTCCAAACCGGCGAGCTAGATTTCGGCACGTTCACCGATGCCATCAAAAAGGGTTTGGCCGATCTTGCGGCAAAGGCGGTGATCACCACCGGTTTGAATTTCCTCGGTGATATATTCCCGAGCCTCAGTTTCGCCGATGGTGGTTTGGTTCCTGGTTCCGGTGGGCCAAAGGCGGATGATGTTTTGGCTCGGGTTTCCTCGGGCGAATATGTGATCAAAGCCTCGAGCGTTTCAAAGTTTGGATCGGGGTTTTTTGATGCAATCAATGCCGGACAAATGCCAAGCGGCGGCGGAATGTCGATCGATGCCGACATTATGAAGTCAATCACGCCAGGTTTTTTCTTAGGCGGTGTTTTCGATTTCGTTGGTGATGTCATCGGTGGGATTGCGGGTGCGATTGGTGATGTTGTGAATGGGATTGTTGATGCCATCGGTGATGTGATTGGTGCGGTTTCTGATGCGGTCAAAGGGTTGGTCGAGGGCATCATGGGCGGCGATTTAGCGACGATTGCATTGTTGGCGGGTTCATTCATCTTGCCTGGCGTTGGCCCCGCGATCTTGGCGAATATGGGCGCGGGTGCAGGATTTGCGGCCAGTGTTAGCGGCGGCATTTCGAGTTCGTTCGCGGCGGGTATTTTGGGCAGTGGAAGCCTATCAACAATCGCCACATCGGTCGGCATCGAACTTGCCAAAAGCACGTTCGTCGATTCACTCTCGAGCGCGATAAGCGATAAAATTGTCGGTGTCACCGGTGGCATGGGCAGAGACAAAGGCACATTCTCACAAAACCGAGCGGATCGATTCTCAACTCTTTACAATGAAGCCGCGCCATATTTGGCGGGAATGACCGGCGCGAATGTTCATGCCGGTGACAATGTGAGAGTGGGTGAAAGAGGGCCGGAATTGTTTATCCCTCAACGCAATGGCACGGTCGCACCGATCAAGGGCAATGCGTCCGATCTCATTGGCGCGGTGAATGATATGAAAGAGGAAATTATCACATTGCGGCGGCAACTCAGCCGCGCGATGTCATCCGGTCAACTCGCGGGGGCGAGAGCGTAATGGTTGCCACTACTCTCGCGGATTTAGTTGCCGATCCATATGCAAAAAAGAAATATCTAGTTATTCTCAAGCCATATGATGTGAGCGGTGCGAGCGAATTGACTCTCTATTATTCCGGTGAGGGATTTGTCACCGAGCCAACCGATACACCGGCAAACACAATATTCGAGCCGAGATTGGTTGAACCGATTTCATTCTCAAGATCGATGTTTGCATCGGAGCGGCTTGGGGGTTTCTCGGTGCCTGGTTTTGGCGAATTGGTTTTAACGAATGCCGATGGTTTTCTCGATGCCTGGTCGGGATATGGATGGGATGGCCGATCGGTTGAGGTTCGAGTCGGTGAAGCCGGAGCGGATTTCCAATATTATTTCACCATATTCCAAGGCGAGGCAAAATCGATCGAGTTCGATGATTTATTCATTCGGGTGATTTTGCGCGATCGACAAACCGATTTCGATGTGGATTTTCCCTCGGTTCTTTATGCCGGAACCGGTGGCAATGAGGGATCGAGCAACCTGGCAAATCAACCGAAACCGCTCTGTTTTGGCGAGGTTTTCAACATTGAGCCGATCTTGGTTGATGCGGCAAACAATGTTTACCAGGTTCACAATGGGCAGATTGAGGAAATTGTCGAGGTTTATGAATCCGGAAAGGCGATAAGTTCGGGGTCGATCACCGAGGATTTATCCAATGGACGTTTTACATTGAGCGGAAGTGTGAATGGAATAATAACGGCGGATGTGAAGGGTTCAAAGCCATCGGGTTCATATAAAGAAACCGCCGGTGATATTATCCGGCACATTGTGGTTGATTATGGCGGTTTGACCGATCCAGGCGATTTGAACACAACCTCATTTTCGGATTTAAACACGGCGAATAGTTCGGCGGTTGGGGTTTATGTTCCGGACACAACCACCATCCTCGAGGTTCTCGATCAAATCGCAAACACGGTCGGGGCATATTATGGATTCGATCGATCGGGTGATTTCGAGGTGAACCGGATTGAACTCGCAACCGGAACGGCGGCGGCGGAATTTGACTCGACAAATATCATTGAGATCACGCGGCTTGCCTCGGCGGTTCCAAATTATCAAGCTCGAGTGAATTTCAAGAAAAATTATCGGGTGATGAGTGAAACGGATTTCGGTGCCTCGATCACAACGGCGCAACGGGATTTCCTGGTTCGTGAATCCGATGTTGCCATTGCCACCGACACGGCCATTCAAACGCCATATCCAAATTCCGATCCGCTCATTATTCCGGCATTATTTGCGGAGTCATCACCGGCGGCAACGGAAGCGGCAAGGCTTTTGACAATATACAAAACGCAGCGCGACATCTATCGGATATTGGTTAAAACCCAACCTTACACCCTCAAGCTGAATGATGTGGTAAAAATCACATTTAGTCGGTATAATTTGACAAGCGGCAAATTGTTTCGGGTGATTTCTATCGTTGAGGATGCGGCGGTGAATGAGGTCGAATTGGAATTGTGGGGATAAAATATGCCAACCAACATGATCATTTCCTCGACTAATTATTCTGACTCCGGAACGGTAACGGTTGATGATGCGGTCGGAACATTGCCGATCACCAACTTGCAAGATCGGCAAATTGTAAAGATTTGGCGCAATACGCAAACCACCGCTCAAATCGATGTTGATTTCGGTCAAGGGCGAATTGTGGATTTCGCGGCATTGATTAAACACACCATTTCGCAAACCGGAAAAATCCGGTGGCGGCTTTCGAATGCCTCGGATTTCTCATCAACGGTTTATGATTCCGGTTTGATTGATGCCTGGCCGATCGTCGAGGAATTTGGAACATTGCCTTGGGGCGTGTTTTCTTGGGGCGGATATTTGAATATCACGGTGGCCGCTCAATATACGATCTCGACGTTTGCGGTTTTATCATCACCGGTTCAAGCGCGATATTTGCGGATTGATATTTCTGATCCGGACAATACTGATGGATATATTCAAGCCGGTCGATTGATTGCGGGGCCAGCGTATAAACCTTCGATCAATTACGCCAATGGCGTTGAGTTCGAATTTGTGGATGATTCCAGAATCACCAAATCACGCGGGGGGCAAACCTTTGTTGATGAAATCGAGCGTTTCCGGCGGATTCGGTTTGAGTTGATCAACTTGCCGGAAAACGAAATGTTTCAAAACGTATTCAATGCCATCGATCGATTGCGCGGGGTGGCGCAAGATATTTTGATCATTCCTCAACCGGATGAACCGACAACGTGGATCACACAAAATATTTATGGTAGAATCACGCAAACATCGCCGATCGTGAACTCGGCACTCAACTTTTATGGCCGACAAATCGAGGTCGAGGAACTTATCTAGGGGAAACAAAACATGGCATTTCCGGTCACTCTAAACGGTCGCACCTATACGCTCACAGATTTTGAAGGCACCAATTACGTTGACGGGTTGCCGGATGCCTTTGAGGATTTTGTCACACATGCCGGTGATATTTATAATTCAACCTCGACCACATCGAACTCGATTGGCACCGGATCAAAGACATTCACGGTTGAGGCAAACAAACCATATCAAGCGGGAACGCCATTGCGGATCGCGGATGCGGCGGCACCATCAACCAATTTCCTCGATACGGTGGTGACATCTTATTCGGGAACAACCTTGGTGGTTAATTCCATCGGATATGGCGGCTCTGGAACGAAAACATCTTGGACGATCAACATCGGTGGCGCAAAAACTATTGATGGCACTCTGGGTGTCTCTCAGGGCGGCACAGGGGCCACCACAGCGGCGGCAGCGCGGACAAACCTTGACACATATTCAAAGAGTGAAGCGGATTCGCGTTTCTTGAATGTTTCCGGTGAGGCATCCGATGTTTCGATCACTGGTGATTTGACCGTGGACACCGATACATTTGTCGTTGATGGGACAAATGATCGGGTGGGAATTGGAGCGTCAGCGCCAGAACAACTTTTAGAAGTTCGCGGAAACGATGAGGTTGCGAGATTTAGGGGTTCAGATAATGAATTTTTGGACATTCAAGCAAATGATGGAGGTCGTGTAGATTTAGATGCAAATAATGCAACTGGATTTTCTCTTTCTATAAACACAAATCCAGTGTTGGTTATCGACACGTCGCAGCGGGTTTTGATCGGAACAGATTCCTCAATCACTGGTGCGGGGAGTGTTGTCGCAAATAGTCAAGTCGCGGGAACAAATTCCGCAGGTAGTAGGTCAGCTTTTGTGTTTTCAACCACCAACACCGCTGGTTCAGTATATGAAATGGGCAAATCAGGCAACGCCACAATAGGAAGCCACACCATTGTTGCCGATGATGAAACACTCGGCACTCTACGATTTAGTGGATCAGATGGCACGAATTTCATTAGAGGTGCAGAAGTACGAGCAGAGGTGGATGGAGCGCCTGGAACAAGTGATATGCCTTCACGTTTGGAGTTTTCGACTACTGCCGACGGCGCATCATCTCCAACCGAGCGCATGCGGATTACGAATGGGGGGTTCGTGGGTATCGGCGGCGCGCGGGATGCAGACACGCCTTTGCACATTTATTCAACAAGCACCGGCTCGATCATCCCGTCAATTAAGTTGCAATCAAATGTTTCCTCGAATGACAGTAGTGAGGGCGCGTCGATTGATTTCGTAGCCAGTGGAGACAATTCCGCGATTGGTTCTCGGATCATCGGAACGCGATCTGCATCTGGCGGTAATATGGATTTAAGATTCCACACCGGTCGGGATGCTTTCGCAATGCGAATTGATAATTCGAAGCGAGTTTTGATTGGGACAGATTCGGCTCTTACAACGGCAGGTTCCGAACCTAGATTTCAGGTCACAGGTTCTAGCTTTCCAGAATCAAGTATGCTTCTCGGGCGCGGTGCCGCGAATGCCAACGCATCTGGTTTGAATTTTGTAAAATCCAGAAACGTTAATTTTGGCGGCAACACCATTTTGCAAGACGACGATCAGGCCATGTATATCGCGGCATACGGTGATGATGGCACAGACTACAACACACCTATGGCAACCATCGTTGCAGAAGTAGATGGAACACCAGGTTCAAATGACATGCCTGGTCGGATTCGTTTTTCGACCACTGCCGACGGTGCGTCTTCTGTAACCGAGCGTATGCGGATTGATAGCGCAGGACAAATTTTTCAATACGCGGGAATCGTAAGAGCGCAAAACTTTGCTTATGCGTCCATGTCAAGCGGTACAGCCTCTGCAACTCTAGTTTCTGACATGGCAACTATAATTACTGGAGGCTTTGGGATGTGTAAAATTCTTATGCATGGTAATGAAAACGCTGCGACCAATTCATCGGCAAGACAATACATTGTTTTAAAAAGAACAGGTGGTTTTGAAATAACTGAAATAGGCACTGGAATTACATACGGAAACACTAATGGACACGTTGCTCTTTCCATTAACTCAAGTGACGCTTTAATTGCGACAAGGACAGGAACAGGTGGAACGGGTAATTGTATGGTGTCTTTTGAAGTTCTTTATCGTTAACCCTCAACAGCACAGGAGAAACAAACAATGGCTGTCACACACACTTGGACGGTTGATCCCAACCTACAAACCAGAGATCAAGATGGCGAAACCGATGTTGTTTATTCGGTTGTCTGGCGTTTGCATTCAGAGGAAACCGTTGGCGATCAAACATATTCGATCACATCGGCAAATCAAATCTCGCTCGATACAAGCGATCTTTCAAACTTTACCGCACTCGCTGATTTAACCGAGGCCGATGTTGTCGGATGGGCAAAAGGCACGATCGATGCCAACGCCGCCGAGGGCGAGGGCGTTGATTGCGATGAGTGGGAAGCGGGACATGAGCGTAACATCGCAAAACAGAAAAATCCACCAACACGAACTCAAACCGCGCCTTGGGCGGCAGAATAAAAGGAACTAAAAAATGGCGGCAACCATATCAATCAACGGCAAAGAATACGACATCGAAGCCGATTTAAACGATCAACAGCGTTATTTAGCCTCACAGGTTGAAAGAGCGCAGCGCACAGAGCAAGAACTAAAGATGGATCTAGATCGGGCCATAATGTGCAAAAAGGGTTTCAGTGAGGCGCTTATGGCGTCCTTAAATAGTGAGGAAGGCAATGGCGAGAACGTCGGAACAAGCGCACCAGAGGATTGATGAATTGGAACCGCGTGTCACCAAATTGGAAACCACGGTTCACATTCAGTTCAAAGAGGTATTCGCCAGGATCAAACGGATCGAGGCGATCTTGATTGGTGCCGCCGGAACCATCATCGCAATGCTTGTCGCGGTTCTGACAAAAATGGGTTGATCGTTTTATATCTCTCTTTTGTTGCCTTTGGGCATTCTCATCCTGGCGGGTTGTATAAGGCGTGTATATATTACGCGCCTTATTATGTTTCAAAACGCTATTATCACTATCCGCACCGTGTTATAGTTCACCCATCGGCGGCTTGTCCTGATTGGGTGAGCGTAAAAAAATGATTGCGGAACTTGCGGCATTCAATGCCGCGTTTGGTGTGGTAAAACAGGTCTTATCTAATGGCCGCGACATCGCCGATTGCGCCAAGCAAATCGGGGTGATGATTGGCGCTCAAGAAGATTGCCGCATCAAAAGCGAAAAGAAATCAAAATCAATCTGGTTCGCGCTCGCCGGAAAAGACACCAATGATTTTGAGGAATTTATGGCGCTCGAGAAAATGAAAACTCAGCGAGCCGAATTGCTGCAAACCTTGCAACTATTTGGCCGACCAGGATTGAAAGGCGATTTCCTAAAATTTGAAGCCGATGCGAGAAAGCGGCGGCGAGAGGAAGCCGAGGAAGCGAAAAAGCAAAAAGAGAAATTATTCACTTGGGTCGCGGTGTCTCTCTTGTCCTCGATCGCCATCGGAATCTTTGTTGTCATGGTTTACTTGATCGGCCTCGAGCGGGGGCGATGGTGATGGCCGATGGATTGACCGGAACCGGATCGGCACCGTTTAACATCGGGAGCCATATTCATGAGCAAACGAGGATGCGTGAGGCGATCGAAACTCATTTGGCGGATCAGAGGGCGGAAAAAGAGCATCGGGCCAATCACCGGCGCTTAGAGGCGCTCAGGGAGCAAAGCCTCGAGCTATCCAAATCTTATAACAAATTCGGGGCGGCAACCAAAGCAACCAAGCCGGAAGGCTCAAACGTAAATATTGAGGTGTGAAATGAGCGCGAAACAATTACAGCCCGACAGCAAACTCGACGAATATGATTTCGATCACGATGGCATTGTCACCGATGCGGAGATCGAGCGAGCCAAAGAAATCCGAGAGTTCGAGGATCAATCCCGAAAACACTTGGCTCAATTACGGATCGCCAGGTGGACATTGATCGGCATGGGAGCCTTCACCGCCGCGATGTTTGCAATGCCGGTCGATCGCATCGAGGCTCTAAGTGATATTTCTAATTTGTTTTATATCTCGGGAGCGGGTATTGTGGGGGCGTTTATGGGCGCAACGGCATGGATGAGTAAAAAATGATTGATAAATTGATCGGGCCAGTCACCGGACTGTTAGACAAATTTGTTGAGGACAAGGATCAAAAGGCGGCACTCGCTCACGAGATTGCCACCATGTCCTCTAAACACGCGCAAGAGATTGCCCTCGCTCAGATACAACTCAACACGGCAGAAGCAGCAAGTGGAAGCACTTTTAAAGGTGGCTGGCGCCCTTTCATTGGTTGGATCTGCGGGCTTTCTTTTGGTTGGCATTTTATCGGCAATCCTGTTGCCCTTTTTTTTGTAGCTTTAACGGGAACAGAAATCCCGCCATTGCCGGAATTTGACATGGGAACCCTCTTAACCGTTCTTGGCGGAATGCTCGGCATTGGCGGTTTGAGAACATATGAAAAGCAGAAAGGTTTGACGAAATGAGACACATCGACGAAATCATAATTCATTGCACCGCGACCAACTCGAAATGGTACGCAGACCGACCGGTTGAGGATGTGGTCAAGGAAATCCGCCGGTGGCACGTTGAGGAACGCGGATGGCGCGACATAGGCTATCACGCACTTATTCACCGCGATGGCTCGGTGGGATATGGAAGACCGGTCGAGCAATCGGGGGCGCATGTTGCCAAGATGAACAGAAACACCATCGGGGTCAGCCTGGTCGGTGGGCGCGGCGGTTGTGCCGATGATGAGTTTCTCGATAATTTCACACCGGAGCAAGAGGAAGCCTTGCGCGAATTAATCGTCGAATATAAAGCCAAGTTTCCGACGATCGAAAAGATCACCGGCCACAATTCCTACGCAACCAAGGCTTGCCCATGCTTTCACGTTGAGAGTTGGCTATAAGTGAATGAGATCGATGTCACCGACGATGGCGAGGTTTTGATCTCGAGCGGTGGCAAAAAGATCATTCATTTTTTCTTGCCGGAATCCGAGCGGCTCGAATTGGTTTTAAAGTTGCTCGAGAGTGTAAAAGAAAAGCCCGCCAAGGATGGCGGGCAAGTTGTCAGTTTTCAAGGCAGAGAGAAAACTGATTAATTAAAACTCTTGGCCTCGAGGAACTTGATCAAGACATCGCGCAAATCAGGTTCACCCCAAAAGGCAATCACCAACATCGCAAAGCCAACCCAAAAACCGGAAGCAACCACCGGCGCGGAATATCTTTTGCGGTCTTTATATTCCCGCCGAGCCTTTGCCAATTCTGTTTCGGCTTTTTGATTCTCATCACTCATCACTTTCATCCTCTTTTGGTATTGCGCCAATTCCGGCGCACGTTTCGCATTCGCCTTTGATCACATCGATCACCCCAACATCACGATCGAAAGAGTGAGGCCGAGGTCGTTCGATCTCAACCTCACCCCATCCGAAGCATTCGGGGCAATCAATGGCCTCGACATATTCACCGCCATCGATCGACATCAAAACGGTGCCGTTGAGCCGTTGAACGGTTGAGCTATTGATCGACATATGGGAAATCCTTTGGAGTGAGATCAGGCAAATTCTTTGCGGTTTCGCTTTCACTGGTCAATTCCCGAATCCGGAAAAAACCTCGATGCTCGGGGAATGCTTGCATATACCACCGCGCGTAGTATGGCCGGTGATTGTTATTCACTTTAAACGTCGATTTGCCATCGACATCGGCCTCATCGGTTTCCCACCGGATACGCTCAAAAATGGCATAGGCCGAATAATTGTTGAAACCTCGAGAGGTCATTTCGCGGGTGAACTTAACAAACAAAATCCACACGTTCGGATTTTCTTGGTGGAACTTCAAAGCCGATTCCTCGAGTTCATCCTTTCGGGTTTTTACGCGGGTGAATAAATCCATATCAATCACCCCGCGATCAACGGCACAAAAACAAAGAGGCCGATGCCGAGAATGAACAGGCAGATCGCGCCAATGATGTCGCCGATGATGCCAAGGCTATTTTCCATATCGCGCATCAGAGCGCGGAGTTTGTTAAGGTGCGTCATTATTCTATCCCCCAATATTCAGAAGCCTTTTCATCCATAAACGCATGGCCACAGGCAATGAACGTTGACTTATACCAGTCGCGGAAGTTTTCGCCCTCATCCTTAACATCGTCAAAGTAAGCGCGAAGAACATCTAAATCGTGGCCGGTGATCTCTATGGTTTGCTCAATCTTGATTTTCATAGAAATGTCACCTCTATGCTGATGTCAATGCAACCATCACCGGAGATGGTTCCGATGGAATCTTGCGGATTATATTCAACATTATCTTGCGCCAGTTGCTTAATTACTGCGTTCGCAATTTCACCCGCAAGCTGTCTATCCATCATGCCAATGGTGTACTTGAACTTGCATTCTTGGCCGAGGTATTGGTTTTCATTTTCCATTTTATTCAATCCTTATTCAGTTGGTTCGTGCCGCTAGAATATAGACCCCGAATATATTTGCAAGAGGTTTCGGAAATATTTTATTGATCTTAGATATATTTTTGTTAATTTAGGCTCGAGCAGCAAAGAGGAAAAACATGGCTTACACAAATTTTATGATGGTGATCCGCGAGGATGTGCATGATGCCTTGCATCACCTAAAGAAAAGCACTCGGGTGCCAATGGCAGTTCATGCCGAGCAATTCATCATCGATGGCTTGAAAAAATACGGCATCAAGGTTCCGGATTATCAACCCGATCCAATCGATCAGGATCGTTCCAATGGTTAATGTAAAACAAAAAGGCGCAGGGTTTGAGCGAGATGTCGCAAACCACCTCGAGGATTTGCTCGGAATCAAGTTCTCGAGAAACCCATTCGAGCAGCAACGCCAGGCAAACCAACCCGATCTCATTGCCGATGATCCGGATTTCCCATTCTCGATCGAATGCAAGAGATACAAAGGCGGCGAGTTTATGAAAGCCTGGTGGACGCAATCGGACAATGCCGCTCGAGCCTCAAATAAGTTGCCTTGCGTGATTTATAAGTTCGATCGCAAACCGGTGATGGTGGCCGTTGATTGGAAAGCCATCGCAGCAATGACCGGAATCGGCCTCAATGATGATGGCCTCATTTTTATGAATCTCGAGTCATTCGCTTTTATGGCGCGGGAAATCATGGCGGGGAGATCAATCGGATGAGCGATCAATATAAAGGCGATCGATTCGTTTATTTCGATCTCGAGACAATTCCAAGCCAATCGCCGGAATATCTCAAGCGATGCCTCGGGAAAGTAAAACCGCCGGCATCGATCAAGAAACCGGAGTCGATCGAGAAATGGTACGCAGAGAGCGCAGAGGGAGCCGCACAGGAGCTTTTTGGCAAATCATCGTTCGATGGTGGCCGAGGGCATATTTGCACCATTGCATGGGCAAAAAACGATGATGAGGTGAAATGTTTTCACGCGGCAACCCTCGAGGATGAAAAGCCGTTGATCAGCGCGTTCTTTAACGATCTCGATAAATACCATTCGGAAACCCTGGTCGGTCACAATATCATCGGATTCGACATCGGATTCATTCGCAAACGCGCCATCGCGCTCGGGGTGCAATTACCAGGCGCATATAAATTGCCGCGTGATCCGAAACCTTGGGATAAAAAAATTCATGACACGATGATTATGTGGGCCGGATCAGGAAAAACGATCTCGATGGATGATCTTTGTGATATTTTCGGCATTGCCGGAAAAGATGATTTCGATGGCTCAATGGTGGCCGATGCATGGGCCAACGGTGAACACGCAAAAATCGCAGAATATTGTCAACAAGATGTCGCTCGAACTCGAGAGATACACAAAAGATTTCTCGCGGTTGGGTGGTGATATGAAATTGACGAGAGAAATATACGAATTGCATTATCGGAAAAAATGGTTGGAACAGAGGCAAAGAGAGAAAAAGAAAAGATTCGATGATTCGATCGATGAATCAATCAACGCAAAAGATATTTCGCCAATGAGCAAAAGAGCCGCGCAAATCAATGAAATGATGAAAGCGGGGATGAAGCAAAGAGAAATCGCAAAGGCGCTCAATGTATCGCCTCGAAATATTAGCGATATGAAAAGCCGCCACAATTTGCCGAGATAAGAAAAAACCCCGAAGCCAAAAGCCTCGGGGCAATTTAAAGCCGCTCGAGAACCATAAAAAACGAATGATGAATCCGCGCATGTTTTTGCGTCTTTTTGCGTTCGTTTTCCTTTTGCGGAATCGGCATTCTATTCTTTGCCGATAGAACGAACAAATCTTTCAACCGAAACATTCCACCCATCCATTGCGTGATGTTGATGTGGGTGGGATGATGCCGATGGTTGTGAATTATATCTTGGCATTTAATGACCATAATTCCGCGTTTTCTTAAAACACGATAAGCCTCGACGATCGTTTTAGTGTAATGATCTTGCAATTCATCATATCGCCAATATCCGCCGAATCTTTTTGCCATGATCGAATTGTGATCTCGGGCAGCTTTCACATAGGTTAAAAATGGCGGATCAAAAACCATCGAAAAGATCGAGGCATCATCCAAAGGCAAGTGATCACTCGAGGCTTTCACAACGTCTTGACGTTGGGGGTCGATGTCGAATTTCAAGGCCGGTTCATTTATGTTTTTGTAAAACATCCCATTCCCAAAAGTGACATCGGCATCAAAACGATCGATGCCACATAATTCCATTATGTTGAGAATGATTTCGGTTTGGTCGGTATTATGTGATTTTATCATTATTCAATCCTTATTCATTTGGCCGAGGCTCGAAAGCCTCGACCGTTTTTGACCAACTAAAGCCGCCGAAAGCCGGTCAAAAATTATGGTTTCGGTTTCGGGCGAACGAATGATGAAATCTTGTCGGTTTCATAACAGGTTGCCCGCGTGTCCGAATAATTTTCATATATAGGTTCATAAATCCATTCGACCGAGGCTCGGCAAGCCTCGAGCGATGGAAAGATGATTTTCGATTCGAACAATTCATCATCCGAATTGCCATAAATCAAAACCAAGATTGTCCAGAAACTAGCCATTAAAAGGGAATTTCATCATCCAGATCGGCGGATGGTGGCGGTGGTGGTGGCGGTGCTTGGAAACTCTTGGCCGATGGCATTGGATCAGGATGAACCGACATCGGAGCCATTGAATCGGTAAACCGTTTCAATCCGGTTTCGATCCGCTCTTTCATCCGCTCGGAAAGCAACTCGAAAGAATTATTGTCCTCGGGAAGCGAGTTTATATAGAGCAACTCA